ATGCCTTTCTTGAGCGTTCGCTATGGTCGGCCAGAAACTGCGACTGACCAACCTCCTCCGCCACCAAGGTCGGATCAGTATTCAACCGGAAGCTTTGGCAGGTCTGTTTATGCAGACGAGCTAGCCAACTGGGAAAGAAAATACGGCCCCGTTGAAGAGTATCAGGCCCCGGATACAGAGGCGGTTATGGATGATACCGCTAGCGCGACTAGCGCGACGGCATCGTCCGGAACAAACTTTTACCCCGTGCCGCCTCCGGTGAGAGGTGGTGGAGGCATTGGCGCAAGCACTGCATATATGGCTAAAAAACTTGCTTGGGAAGCGGAATATGGCCCTGTTGAGGACTATTACGCTGCGAAAGAAGCTGCGGAAAACAACTTTATAAACGTATACCTAAGCCGACAAGGCGAAGAAGCTGTTGCCAACTCTATGGGATACGACGTAGAGCAGTTGCGGCTAATAAACGAAGATAGAAGAAAACAAGGTTTACCGCCGCTTGGCGCGTTGAACCAGTTTACGGATATCAACGTAAACCCCGGCTCAATGTAGGAAAGAATTATGGCAAATGGCGATAGACCCCCCGTTTCGTTGATGGACAGAGAGGGCATGGATCTTTCTGAAGAAGAACTGCTTTCTGTAGAAGTCGAGGCGCTTCCTAACGGCCTTGATACCAACGGCGTGATGAGCGTTGAGGGTATAGAAGTAACGCAAGACGAGGATGGCGGTGTCACCTTTGACTTTGATCCACTGCGAAACAAAGACCGTGAAGACGATTTTTTCGACAATCTAGCGGAATTTATGTCGGAATCCGAGATGGCGGAGGTAGCCAACGACCTGATGGAGCAATACGACGCTAACAGAGCGTCTAGGCACGATTGGGAGGAGGCTTATTCTAACGGCCTAGAACTACTAGGGTTCAACTACGAAGAGCGTACAGAGCCTTTTAGAGGCGCTACAGGCGTTACACACCCCTTACTTGCCGAAGCTGCTGTGCAATTTCAGGCACAAGCTTTCAATGAGCTATTACCTGCGGGAGGCCCTATACGGACCACGGTTCTTGGATCGACAACGCACGCCAAGTCTGAGCAGGCTACTCGTGTAAAAAACTTTATGAATTACTACATCACCAACGTGATGGAGGAATACACCCCTGAATTCGATCAAATGCTGTTCAACCTACCCTTGGCGGGCAGTACTTTTAAGAAAGTTTACTTTGATGACACGTTAGGTCGCCCTGTCAGTAAATTCGTACCGGCAGAGCACTTGGTTGTGCCTTATGAAACATCTGATCTGGCTACCTGTCCGTGTATTACACATGTTGTTCGCACGTCATTGAATGATCTTCGTAAGCAGCAGATCTCTGGTTTTTACCGCGATGTTCCGGTTTTACCGTCGCAGGCATCCAGCAGCAGTATTTCGGATGAAATCAATCATATTGACGGTGTAAGTGCTTCAAGCATCGATTACGACTGCACTCTGTTGGAGTTTCATGCGGATTTAGATCTCCCCGGCTATGAAAACAAAGATGAAGATGGTGAAGAAACAGGCATAAAAGTGCCGTATATCGTCACTATTAGCGAAGAAAACAGCAAAATATTGGCTATTCGGCGTAATTATGAGGAAGAAGATCCTTTAACTACAAAGATCCAATACTTTGTTCATTACAAGTTTTTGCCCGGATTTGGGTTTTACGGCCTTGGTTTGATTCACACAATCGGCGGTTTATCGCGAACCGCGACTGCCGCACTGCGTCAATTGATTGATGCGGGTACGCTTTCTAACCTTCCTGCTGGATTCAAGGCTCGCGGCCTGCGGATCAGGGACGATGATTCACCGCTACAACCGGGTGAATTTAGAGACGTTGACGCGCCCGGAGGGCAGATTAGAGACAGTTTGATGCCGCTGCCGTTCAAAGGCCCGGATGGCACGCTTTTCCAGCTACTAGGCTTTGTAGTGGACGCTGCGCAGCGTTTCGCCACTATTACCGACATGAAAGTGGGTGACGCTAATCCAAACGCGGCTGTCGGCACTACGATAGCTATGATTGAGCAGGGCACCCGTGTAATGAGTGCTGTTCATAAGCGGTTACATTACGCCATGAAGATTGAGTTCAAGATCTTGGCTCGTGTGATGAAAGAAAGTTTACCTCCGGTCTATCCGTATGAGGTGCCGGGCGCAGAGTCTACGGTTAAGGCCAAGGACTTTGACGATAGGGTAGACGTTCTTCCCGTATCTGATCCGAACATTTTTTCTCAAAGTCAGCGAATTGCTTTGGCTCAGACTGAGTTACAGATGGCTATGCAGGCTCCTGAGATACATAACATTCCCGAAGTGTACCGACGAGTTTACGACGCGTTGGGCGTTAAGAACTCTGACATGATCTTGCGGGCGGACACGCCAAACGAGATTGCACCGAAGGACCCCGCACAGGAAAACATGGACGCGCTGAATAACGTGGCGTTACAGGCATTCCGGGGCCAGAACCATATGGCGCATATCCAAGCCCACTTAATCTTTGTTACAGGTGGTATTGCGTCCTCACTACCTCAAGTGGTTGCTGCCATACAGAAGCACGTTTTGAACCACGTTCAGTTAATGGCAGAAGAGCAGGCGGAGCAGGCGTTTATGCAGCAAAACCCGAATGTTTCGCTCGTTGACCCTGCTAATAACCAGCAGTACCAATCTTTGGTCGCTCAAAATGTTGCGACGATCATGCAGCAAGTAGTGCAGCTTGGTCAGCAAGTACAGCAATCAGGACAGCCGCAACAAGGACCAGATCCCCTTGTTCAGTTGAAACAACAAGAACTTCAGTTGAAGTCGCAGCAAGAACAAAACGACATGGCTATGGAGCAACAAGAGCTTGAGCTAGAGCGCCAAAAGCTTGCGCAGCGTGAGGCTCAGTTCCAACAACGGTTACAAAGCCAAGAAAACCAGACGGCGGCGCGTATTGATGCGGGCATGCAAAGAGAGTTGCTCAAGCAACAAAATACACGAGGTGACCTATAACGGTCGTTGATTTCCTGCGCCAAAGACGCGAGAATATGAGATATCGTCGGATAATTAAGGACACTTAGATTGGACGGTATCGATATTGTGCAGTATGTCCGAAAGACGCTGCTGGATCGCAAGGCCCAAATTACCGAGCTAATGTCGGAAGGCGGGATTAAAGATATGGAACATTACAGGGAGTGTATGGGGGAAATTCGTGCATGCGATTACGTTCTCGTAGAGCTTTCTGAAATGCTAGACAAACAGGAAATGATGGATGTCTGAAGTTAAAGAAACCTTAGATTTATCTAAGGTATACGTTCCGGAAGAGGAACGCGTGCTAGACCCTTCTCTGATTGAAAAATCTGCAATTGAACGACTACCCCAGCCCACGGGTTGGCGCATATTGATTATGCCTTTCCGTCCTTCTCGAAAAAGTAAGGGAGGTATCTTACTAAACACCAAGACTTTGGAAGAAGACGCTATTCAAACAAACGTTGGATATGTGCTTCGTCTAGGTCCTGATGCATACAAAGACAGCGAAAAATACCCGCGAGGCGGTTGGTGCGAAGAGCGACAATGGGTGATCTTTGCACGTTACGCTGGATCTAGGTTCCGTTTAAACGGAGAAGACGCTGCTAGATTTGGCAGCGAGGTTAGGATTTTGAACGATGATGAGATCCTAGCCACAATCCTTGACCCTACTGATATTCACCATAACTAAGGGACATGCAAATGAGTGAAGCAAAACCTGCTCACGAGGCCGATGACGGTCAAGTAGAGCTAGAATTTACGGAAGAAGCTCAAGAAGTAGAGATTGAATCTACCCCCGACACTGAAGCAAGTGCGGAACCAGAGGTAGAGATAGAAGAAACTAGTGAAGATGAGCACGAAAAATACAGCCAAAGCGTTCAAAAACGCATAAACCAGCTTACAAAGCGGGCTAAAGAGGCTGAAAGAGAACGAGAAGAAGCGTTACGTTACGCTCAAACGATTCAGACAGAAAACACTTCTGTTAAGCAAAGACTACAGTCTTTGGATCAAAACTACATAACCGAGTACGGAAATAGGGTAGTTTCTGAGCAAACCCGAGCCAAAGAAGAGCTAAAAACGGCCATTGAAACTGGCGACGTAGAGCGGCAAATGGCAGCGCAAGAACGCATCGCGCAGCTTACGCTAGCCGCAGATAAGCACGCTCAAGCTAAAGCTCAGAGACAAGCGCAAGCAGAAGCAGAGGCTCAAGCTCAAGAACAACAGCAGTTGTATGCTCAACAGCAGCCTCAATACCAACCTGCTCCATCAGTACCCGCTCCTGACGCTAAAGCAGAGGAATGGGCAGAAAAGAATGATTGGTTTGGAACCGATGACGCAATGACCTTTGCGGCTTTCGGTTTACACAAAAAACTCGTTCAAGATGAAGGGTTTGACCCCTCTAGCAATGATTACTATGATGCGCTAGATTCTCGAATGAGAGATGCATTTCCACATCGGTTTACTGATGCGGAAGATGCACCACGAAATAATCGTTCAGGGCAATCTGTTGCGGGAGTATCTCGTAACAAGTCGTCCGGACGCGGCAAGAAGGTTCGTCTCTCCCCGAGCCAAGTAACAATTGCCAAAAGATTGGGAGTGCCACTCGAAGAGTACGCAAAATACGTGAAGGAAGGACAATGACGGATAATCAAAAAGATGAAATTGATGCTATCAAGAGAACTTCCCGCGCTAAATCATCACGGGCTACACAGGTTAGAAGAAAACCGTGGAGTCCACCGTCTAAATTAGACGCGCCCCCTGCGCCGGAAGGGTATAAACATCGTTGGATACGTGCTGAAGTGCGTGGTTTTGAAGACCGCACAAACATTTCATCTCGTATGCGAGAGGGCTACGAGTTAGTTCGACGCGATGAGTACCCGGATTTTGAGGCACCTACTGTAGAATCAGGGAAATATGAAGGCGTGTTTGGTGTTGGCGGGTTGCTTCTGGCAAGAATCCCGTTGGAAACGGTTGCAGAAAGAACTGAGTATTTCGAGAGAAAGAACGCAGATCAAGCTGAAGCCATTGAAACGGATGTTCTTCGCGAGAATGCACACTCAACTATGGTGATTGACAAACCAGAACGTCAATCCCGTGTAACTTTTGGTGGTCCTCGTAAGTAAAGCTTTTAGGAGCAAAACATGGCAAATCAAGAAACCGCTTACGGGCTTCGTCCTATTGGACTTGTCGGCGCAGCCGCAAATTCAACAGGGATTACTGAGTACGAAATTGCCTCTAACAACACTAACGCTATTTTTCAATACAGCATCGTAGTTCCTACTTCGGCTGGTGTTATTGATCAAGCAGGCGACACGGCGGGCGGTACAACTGCTGCGCTAGGTGTGTTGATGGGAATTCAGTACATGGATTCAGTAAGTAAGAAGCCTGTTTACTTAAACTACTGGCCCGGTTCAGCTAGCGTTAGCGTTGACACAAATCACCCCGTCAAAGCTCTCGTTGCAGACAACCCTATGCAAACTTTCCAAGTTGCTACTGACGCATCAATTACCGACAGAGCTACTGCTCTAGCGGGTGTTTTTGCGAATGCTAGCCTTGGTACGTCTGCTCGGACGGGCAGCACAGATACCGGACGCTCAAATTCGGCGTTGTCAGTGTCAACAATCGCAACTACGGCAACTCTGCCACTCAAGATCATGGGAATCGTTGATAACGACTCTAACAGTGATTTTGCAGCAGCAGGCATTGGTTTGGTTGTGAGAATTAATTCACACTACAACTCTCCGAATGCGCGTTTCGATTCACAAACCACTGCCACGACAACTGGCATTTAACGGGAGAGTCTAAATGGCTATTACACGCGCCCAATTGGCGAAAGAGCTTGAACCCGGCCTAAATGCTTTGTTCGGCTTAGAATATGATCGTTACGACCAAGAGCACGCAGAAATCTTTGACACGGAGTCTTCTGACCGAGCGTTTGAAGAAGAAGTGATGCTTTCTGGCTTCGGTACTGCCCCTGTGAAATCAGAAGGTGGCGCTATCTCGTTTGATGCCGCGCAGGAAACTTTTACTGCACGATATTCGCACGAGACAATCGCGCTGGCTTTTTCGATC